TAAGGATTAAACAGGGATCATGAGGGTATTATTAGCCACAATATCTGTCCTGTTGCTGCCTTTGCTTTTCCAGTGCAGTCCGGTGGAGATGGTAAAGCTTAGATGGTTCGATGCGTTTGTGCCGACACCAGAAGAATCAGGCAACTTTGCCGTCCTTAATATCACAGAGGAAAACGTCGAGCAGCAGATGGGCTGGCCATTCCCCAGGACAGAGTTGGCAAGAATGCAAGAAGACTTAATGGAAAAAGGCGCATTGGGTGTTGGTTGGGTGATTAGTTTTCCTCAGCCTGGCAGATGGAATGGCGACAAATTGCTGGCGCTAGTTGCCAACAAAAGCCCCAGTGTCTTCGCTATGTTCGAGAGCCCGAACCGCGAGTTCCCGAAAACGACCGGGACTGTGATTATGGGCGAGGATATCGGTGGGATCATGGCCACGGGAACCATCCAGAACACGCCTAAGCTACAGATAAACGAGGGGATTGTCAGTGCTCCCCTGGATGTCGATGGCTTGCTCCGTCGGATGCCCCTGTTGATGAGATCTCCTGATGGATGGATACCATCATTCGGTGTTCAAGCTCTGAAAATGCTGACGGGTGGTGACACCTATGTCATCAAAACAAACCAAAACGGCATTGAGTCTGTCAGGATTCCGGGACTGCCTGGGACTAATACGGACAGCATGGGACGGAAATGGATTTCCTGGGTTGTTCCACATGGAACAAATATGGCTGAAATGGATGTCGCTGGACGCTTTGTTTTCGTAGGGGTCACAGCCAAAGGCGTTATGCCGCAAGTATCTACTCCGGCGGGGCTCTTATATCCGCACCATATACAAGCGGCGTTTGCAGAGTCTTTAATCAATCCGAACAGCCCTCAGATCCCGGAATTTGCGTATCTCATAGAGATCTTTGCTTTCATAGCCCTAGTTAGCGCTGTGTTCGCCACAGTGACGTATTTGGGAATCTCCCTGGGCATTGGCGCAGCCAGTGGTTTGCTGCTCGTGACGGGCCTTACAGGAGCTTACATCGTATCCCTCGGCACCTTGATTGATGTCAGTTATACTTTAATCGGTCAGATTCTTGCGGGTTCGGTCGCGTTTTACTTCCGATTTAGAGAACAGTGGCGGCTACGGATGCAGATCAAAAAGCAGTTTGAGAACTACATGGACCCGCGCCAGGTGGCCAGGTTGCAGAAGAGCCCAGAGCTTTTGAAGCTTGGCGGTGAAAAGACTTACGCAACCTTCCTATTTACTGATATGAGGGGATTCACGGCGCTCTCAGAACAGGTCACGCCAGAAGAAATAACCAACATCATGAATCGTTGTCTGACCGTGCAGACCAACGCGGTCCTCGCCAATGAGGGCATGGTCGACAAGTTCATTGGTGATGCGATGATGGCGATTTGGAATGCGCCTTTACCGGTCGCGGACCATGAGAAGAAAGCGTTGAAAGCAGCAGCCGATATCGAAAAGGGAATGATAGATCTGAATCAGGAGCTAGCTGCAGAGGGGTTGCCGTCGGTTCAGATTGGAATCGGCATCAATACGGGCGATGCGGTAGTCGGGAACATGGGCTCTGATCAAAGATTTGATTTCAGTGCGATTGGTGATGCTGTGAACGTAGCAGCAAGATTGGAGTCAAATACGAAGGAGCAGGGCGTGGATATTTTGGTCGGATCAAGCACTGCTAATGCTGCCCCAGATGGGTTAACATTCCACCAACATATCAACGTCAAGGGCAAAGCAGAGAGGTTAACAGTCTACACATGGGCTTGAAAGTGAGCGGAGCGTTAGCGCTTCTCTTAATATTCTCCGGCATCTATTTCAAAATGTATTATGACCGGACCCAGGCACAACTCGACAAGCTTCGGGCCGATATCGTAACCCTCGAAGAAAACGAAAAGCTCCTAAAAAAAGAAATCGCTGAACAAAATGAAGCGATCAAAGAGCAGATCCGAAAAGCTCAAGAGGCTTATGATCAAATCAATTTACTCAACGAAAGAAACCAACAAGCCACGACAGAAATAAACGATTTGCGGCAGAAGTTTGCAAAGCACGATCTCAATTATTTATCGCTCAGAAAGCCAGGACTTATCGAAAAAATTGTGAACAAGGGGACAGCGGATGTATTATCCAAGCTGGAAGATCTTACTAGTCACTAGTTCTCTCGCCGGTTGTAGTTGGCTTTCTCCCAAAATAGACCCCCCGGCTCAACCGGTCGAGATAGTGAAAGTGGAGATTCCCGCTCCTGTTTATCATCCCACTCTGCCAGAAAAGGTCTCAACCGTTCCCGTTCAGTGGACTATCCTGACCCCTGACATCATGAAAGAATATGTTGAAGACCTGGAAGCGGGAGAAGCTCCGGTGAATGTGTGGTATTCGCTAACGACGAAAGGCTATGAAAACCTAAGTCAGAACATGGCGGAAGTGCAGCGGTATATTCGCCAGGTGTTGAATATTGTGGACTACTATAAATCACTTGATCAAAGTCAGGAGGAAAAAGATGACGTTGCTGATTGATATTTTTAATTACGGGACGACGATTGTGACACTCGCGTCTGTCGTTTGCGCGATGACACCCACCAAAAAGGACGACACCATTGTCGGTTATGCGTACAAGTTCCTGGAGATCTTAGCAGTGAACATCGGCAAGGCTAAACAGTAGGCGGTCGTTTTGTATCATTACCGCGCAAAATTAGATCGTGTTGTGGATGGCGACACTATCGACGTAAGTATTGATTTGGGTTTTGATGTTTGGCTTCACAAGCAGCGACTACGTCTCAATGGGATCGACACGCCAGAGAGCAGAACGAGGAACAAGGCAGAGAAAGCTTTAGGACTGGCGGCTAAAGAAAGACTCACGGAGCTTTGCTCTAATGAACTGAGTCTGGTTTCACACGGAAAAGGGAAATATGGACGGATCTTGGCTACGGTGTACACGGGAAAAACTGACATCTGCAAAAAACTTATTAAAGAGGGACACGCCGTCGAATATTACGGCGGCACCAAACTCGCAAAAGTCAGAGCAGACGGAACATGGGGGATTGAAAATGGATAGAGAGCTTTTGAAAAATGAATTGGTGCGGGACGAGGGCTGTGTTTTCGAGGTGTATCTCGACAGCGAGGGTCTGCCGACGTTTGGGATAGGCCATCTTTGCAAGCCATTAGATCCCGAATATGGCTATGCTGTGGGGACGAAGGTCACTCCAGAGCGCGTCAACGAATGCTTTGAAAAAGATATCGACATCGCCGTGAAAGAGGTGGTGGATCGTTATCCATTTTTCGATGATCTGAATGACGTGCGTCAGAGGGTCTTCGTCAACATGACATTCAACCTGGGCTCCACGCGCCTGGGGATGTTCAAAAAGTTCCTGGCAGCAGTAGAGGCCAGGGATTATGAAACGGCAGCAGAAGAAATGCTGGATTCTAAGTGGGCGGAACAGGTCAAGGGTCGTGCTGATCGTCTCGCCGACATGATGCGAAGTGGCACTGTCTAAGACCCAGTCGACGCGATTGGGCGTCATCCTGACCGTTATGGCCCAGGAAGAGGTGCCAGATGGCTATATCGAAAATGTAATGATCGACGGTTTCGCGACCTATGATGAAAACGGGACCCCGGTTCTGACTGACCTGGGCCTGGACGAGAAGAATCGTCTATGCACCCTGGCCGGACTCAATATCAAATATTTGAGCGAAAGGAAAAAAGAAGATGAGCAGCACACTGGAACGGGAGATGGAGATTGTTCTGAAGTCTCTGAAGATTCCGTTTCAACGGGAGTATAGATTCCGAGGCATATCCGGCACGAGGCGATGGCGTTTTGATTTCGTGCTTGGAGACCCTGACGTCGGATTAAAGGTCGCAATAGAAGTCGAAGGCGGCATATGGATCAACGGCAGACATACCCACGGGGGTCACTGGTTCGCCAGGGATTGTGAGAAATACACTGAGGCGGCCATCTGCTCCTGGACTGTCTTGAGATACTGCGCCCATCATATAACGACTATCGCTCCCGCACAGTTGGAACTCATATGGCAAATCTACCAAGAGAGCGCCTCACGAGAACAAATAGCCCAAGAGAAAGCCAAACAGGAACAAGCAAGCACCAGCCAGGTCGGTAAGCCGCGCCGGTCTGCCAAGAAAAAAATCAAATAACTCAGATTTCAGTTGCTTCGGAAAGGGTGGCGCTGTGATCGGAAATCCCATTGATGAGTTTGTTTTTGAGATTTTCTTTTTCTTCTTCACTTGCAATATTCCCTTTTTCATTCCGTAGCAGTTCCAAAATAATCAGCATTTCATTGTAAGATAGCTTTATGCTTGTCATGTTCTGATCTCCCCATGCTTTGTTGAGCGGCATGATTCGCCCCCAGGACTTCATTAGTACCCCGTCCGGTTATAGCGAGGTTTGTATCTCTTAATCAAAACTTTCTCCCAATAAGACATTCGTTCCAGTTTACATGCCAAGAAACGGACTTGGTCAAATTTTTTGTCCTTGTGCTGATGGATTCTTTGGTAAGGCGTTTTGGATTGTCCGACATAAACTATGTCTTT